CTGAATAAACGGACAAGGAAACTTCTGCGATCTTCTTCGCGCTTTTTGGTAAATATGGCTTTGAGGACTTCATCTTTGATTGGTTTCACTTACGTTTACGCTTGGTTGCGGGCTTTTTGACTTCAATAGCCCTGCGGACTTCGGTGAAGGTAATAGGTCCAGCCACTCCATCCTCATCCGTATTAACCAAGGCTTGGATTTTTTTGACCCCCCTGACATTCACTTCGTTAGTGATGTAGTTAACGATAGAGATAAGGAGGGCAACAATGAAGCCAGTAAGACTGACCTGATCAACAGATTCGGCCAGCTTTGGATCAACCATAGCAAGACGGGAGACAATAGCGGCTACCGCCATGGCGATGAGAGGGGTAAGAACCCCGCCCGCCTTACTAACCAAGAATGCTAGAAGTTTGTCTTTCATTGTTCGATTTTGACACGTTGGACAGCCGATTCAATAGTAAAACGAATCAAAGATTCGGAGGCATCAATCCCATTGCGGATGGCTGCGCTGGTGAGCTTTTTGACAGCGGCCTCGCGCTTTTGTGCGCCAGTTTTGCTAGTATCGGCCAACTCACGGACAATGTCCAAGGCGAGAGATAGGAGGCTGGACGCCGCATCCACAAACAGTTCTTTGAGGATAGGTGCGTAGAAACTCCAGATTTTGGAAGGAATACCCAGAAGGGTGGCAAAGAATGATTTCATAGATTTAAAGCTAGACTAGAATCCCTTGGATTTCAAGTAATCTTCGATTCTTTTTGTACGCTCGTCAATTCGGGCTAGGGTTTCAGACCTCTCTTGGTTTTCCTTATTGATCATTTCAATCCGCGCATCTTGTTTAGCATCATTGGCTTGGATAGACCGCATTTGTTCGGGCAAGACAACCCAACCATTAAGCGCCGAAAACAAAGTAACCATCAGGGCAATGCCCGCAATCAACTCACTCATTGTGAGCTTAACTCCTCGCTCCATCCCTCTGCGTCTTGGTATGTCTTCTACGCTCATGGTAGTCCTAGTCCCATGCCGAGGGTTTGTTTGTAGAGGGTGTGCAGGGCAGCGACTTGCGAGTTTGTCCAAGTGGCCGTGCTGGTCATGGCAAACGCGCCCGTCATGGCCAGTGATAAGCCAAACACGTGCCTATACGCTAAATCCCCTGATGGATTTAGTGCCGATAGACCCGTTCGCGTGCCGCCCGCTGCTAATGTCCCGTTGTCAAATACGTTATCGCTTGTATTGTCTGCCGTGTATGCGCCCGTTCTAAATGTGCCAAGACTTAGCAGTCTTGATCCGTTTTGATTTTGAGACAAGGCCCCATTTCTCCAAGTGTTTAGCTTGTGGCCCCGTGTAACCCCGAAGAAGTCTTGCCCGTCAAAAGCAAAACTTGCGTAACGACTGGTGTTCAATCCCTGAATTTCTATCAACTCTTGATTATAAGAATTGTCATCTGGCTTAAATGCAAACATTGCACTGCGTGTATTACGCAAGCTGGTAGCATCGGGCAGCGCCACATGCTCATTAGTCGCATCTGTGACCAAACCACCCGCTGTCCAAACAGGCCCATTGACCAGCGTCCCATTAAATGTCCCCAACCCACCCAGCGAATACGCCGTGGTGCCTATTCCTGCGTTCTGGCTGCTGCGGAGGGGCCAAGAAACCATGGAATCCCACAAGCCTAATAGTTTTACTTCTTTGACAAATTGATCAATCCCTTTAACATCGGTAGCACCGCTTGTTGTAATAAATGCTTGAGCGTTAGTGTCAATGGCGGTGTTTGTAATAATGGACGCAACCTGATAGCGCCAAGGCCAGTCAATATAGGTGGCTAGGTTTGCGGGATTGGCCGTGTCACCGCGATAGGCGGCGGCAATATGTCCCAAAGCTTGTTTCTCACTCCAGTCCGTAGTGCCCGCGCTCGACCCCGAAACAACATCATAGATAGCTTTCCAGACATATTGTTTGGGAAGGGATATGTAATCTGCCTCGCTTTTGGGCGCGCCTTCGGCTACCGCAATCTTGGCCCACAAATACTGCTCTGGGAGGGTATAGTAATCCGCGACCGATCCCGAATACTGAACATTAACCAGCCACTGGGCAAGCATCATCCTTCGGGGCTGATCCGCCGCCGAAGCAAACACCGCATCTAAAGTAGGGAGAGCCATAGCCTATGGTCTCCGTCCTTTAAGCCATGCCCATGATACGCTCACCCATGCCAGCCATAGGAGCGGCGGCTTCCATTTCGTCAGCAGCCTCATCCTCCATCTCGTCTTCGTCTTCGGCCTCTTCAGCCGCAATCTCGACGCCAGCCAACATGGTGGGAACCAGCGAATCTCCGTCAACACGGAAGGTCACAAGCTCTTCAAAGGTGTCGCCATCAGCAACATCTTCAGGCAGGGTATAATCAGTCGGTATAGTTAGTTTCATAATAGTTATTCTCTCCTCATAGAGCTTGCCTTAGATTTTACTCCAAGGCAAGCCTTGATGAATAGAGACTAACTAATTACGCGAGGTAACCGTATCCGCTATTGCTGGGGCAAGTGACGAGGTCACCAGCCAGATTGCAGCGCAAGTGGAGCAGATAGTACCCAAACTCAGGGAAGATCTGCTTCGCCGCGCAAGCCATCTTGGCGCGCCAGTAACCACTGTTTTTGTCAGGGTTGCAATTCTTGTCGTACTCGTTGATCCAGCGGAAGTCTCCGCGATAGTTCTGAGCATCATAAACAAGCTTGCCAACCTTGAGGTTCGGGTTCGGGACGAGCCACTCAACGGCCTTCGGATGGAAGATAACCGTGGAGGTATACTTCGCAGCCTTGTAGGCGGGGTTGATGATGTATTTCGTTCCCTTGACCGCGCCAGAGGCAGCGATATACGGGGCAACTTCGGTGAATCCACCAGATCCGTTGTCGTTGAAACGCTTCGGGAACGGGCGGCTGTGGAACACAAATCCACCGTAAGCCTTTTTGGGCAGGAGCGAGGAGCCATTGGCACCCAACAGATCGTTAACGCGATCACTGTAGCGGATATCCTGACGGACATCTTCGTTCAGTTTGATCAGGTTCTCAATCGTGGCGCGTTCGGCAAACACGTTGAACACGGGCGAGCCGTCATCGGTCACCGCATCACCGTCATCACCAGCGTTGTTCTGGTAGAGGCGGTCATAGAGTTCGCGAAGGACGCCAACAGTAAGAACGGAGGTCGGGGCAGGCAACGCACTGGTGAAACCAGAAGTGGAAGTTGATTCTGCAAGACCAGGTTCAACAGAGACCTTCGTCACTGCGGAGTAGTAATCGTCATCATAACGCTTGATCCACTCAACGTTGACGTTGTCGGCCAAGATTTTGATGTAGTTGTTGACATCGTCAATCGGGAAAGCCGAAGTGCGAACGTCTTCCAAACAGATCCAATCCGACTCAATCGCCTGATGGCGGAGCGAAAAGGTCTTCTGTTCAAAGGCGTAGCCAACTTTCTTGACGGGAGCCAAGCAGGAGTTGTCCTGCGTGGGGCTTCCCTCGCCAGTGACTCCAATTTCTTCCCATCCGCTGCCAACGGCAACTGTGCGCTGGGCGATGGTGTTGGTGATCGTTTTGCCCATGTTGTCGGGGAAAGCCGACTGGGTAACAAAACGCAGATAGGGATCTTTATAAAGACCCAAACGATGAGTGCCAAGGGCGATACGTCCAGTCTCGCGCTGGAAATTATCATTGATGGCCTCACAGGTAGTAGCAGTTTGTGCTGACATGATATTTTATTTCTATTTGGTTTAAGGGTTAGATTTTGATTTCGGGGCATAGGTTGCCCGTCTATCGGTTGAGTTTCTGGGCCGCGACCAGAGATTTACGGCTACAAATTTTGAAGGCGCTAACCCGCCAGCGAGGTGTCTGCGACCAACTCAGACTTCAGTCTTGGGTGCAAACTATTATATTTGCACAAATTTGTCAATAGCAGAATTTTATCGGAATATAGATTTTCCGAAATTCATCAAACTGTCGGGATTTTCATCCCCATCGTCATTGCTATCGGTCTCAGTGGCCTTACCCAAGCTTGGGGTAGCTCCGACCAAACCTTCTAGCTGAGTTTGAAGTTCTTTGATCTTGGCGTCTTTTTCGGCGTTCACTCGCTCCATTTGGGAGGTGTAGTGGTTGATGGCGCTTTCAAGGAAGGGGACTACAGCAGCCCGTGCGAGGATGGCGCTTCGGTCTTCGACGCTCAAGCGATCCAGATTGGTCTCTGCGGCGTTCTTTTTGGCACTACGGATATGGCTATTCCAGTCATCCTGCCCGTCGATTTCTTGGAGGAAAGAATAGCGATCTTCCAGATTTGTCCAAGTTTTGGCCGTGAACGCCTTCTGGAGCCTTTGATCGTTCTCAATAAACTCCTGTTCGGATTGGGCCTTGCGGGCGTTTTCGGCCTCTGCGAGGGATTCTGCCTCCTTCTGAAACCGCTCATGGTATTGGGCCAACTCATGGTATTTATCGGCCATCTTGACGATGGACAACTGCTCCATACGCTTGAAGTCCGCCGTCAGGTCTTCCAGAGAGTCGATACGCTTGCGGGCATCTGGCTCTGTTAGGGCTTGCCAGAGTTTAGAGAAATCGGCGT